AAATCAGTTAATGTTACGCTACCGCTTAAATCTCCGGCAAGTGTAATAGTAGGGTCAGGTTTATTTAAAATGTCTGACCATTCAACGTTTGCATCAAGTGTTCCTTTTGTTCCACTGAACACTTCACTTGTGTTTGTTGCATCTGGTATAAAAGTAAATTTACCAGTGCTGTCATCAAAGCCAAAAAAGCCAATTTTTGCACTAGTTCCGTTATGCCAACGGAATTCGATACCTCTGTCTTTATTATCGTCAGATGTAGGAACACCATCACCACCAAGTGTTATTACCGGATCATCTATTGTTGTTACTGTCGAGTTGACAGTAGTGGTTGTTCCATTAACAGTTAAGTTTCCTGCGACAATTAAATTATTACCAACTGTAACGTCATTCGGCAATCCGATAGTTATTGTTTGACCACTAGCAACTGCTTCAATTTCGTTTGTTGTTCCGGCAACTGTTAATGTCTGAGTGCTTAAGTTAACAGTGCCTGATCCTGATGTACCTGCAATAGTTAAGGTTTGTGCAGAAGACGCAGAATCGACATATGCTTTGATACTTTGTTGTGTTGCAAGTGCGGTTGCACTATTGCTAACCATGGTATCTTCATCTAATATGCTACTAACTGTAGTTGTAGAATTAATAGTTAAATTAGAAGAAACTGTTAACGAACCTGTTAATGCTAAGGTCGAACCGTTAAATGTTAGATTTGCGCTATCTTGTAACTCGCCGCTCACACCTGTATAAACAACACGATTTGCAGTTAAATCACTTATATTAGCACTTGCTAGTGTTGCTTGGCCATTAACACCCAATGTTCCAGAAATAGCTGTGTTACCTGATGCAACATCTACTGTAAACTTATTTGTAGCTATTGCAAAAGTAGTATTATCAAATGTTAAATTAGCAGTATCTTGCAGACGACCAGCAGTTCCTGCATAAACTATTCTATTAGAAACTAAATCTGAAACTTTAAGATTTGCTACTGTTGTTGCACCATTAACATCTAATGTTCCGGCTACTAGTGTATTACCGGTTGTAGCATTAACTGTAAACTTGTTTGTAGCAATATCAAAGTTACCATCGATGCCAGTGGCACCAGTTACATCAAGTGTTCCAGCAACTGCAGTATTACCAGAAGTGGCATTAACTGTAAACTTATTTGTAGCAATATCAAAGTTACCATCGATGCCAGTGGCACCAGTTACATCAAGTGTTCCTGCTACTGTAGTGTTACCGTTTGCAGCATTAACTGTAAACTTATTTGTAGCGACATCAAAACTTCCGTCTACGCCTAACGATCCGGTTACATCTAAAGCACCTGCAATAACAGTATTACCTGATGTTGCGTTTACTGTAAATTTGTTAGCACCAATAACAAAAGTAGTTGCATCAAAAGTTAAATTTGCATCATCTTCGAGTTCGCCATCTACACCAACAATAACGAGTCTGTTGTTTGTCAAATCGCTTACTTTAAATGTGCTGGCAATTATATCTCCAGTTCCATTTGGAGTTATGTTAATATTACCATTTGTGTTTGTGCTAGTGATAGCATTACCGTCAATTCTAATATTATCAATGTTGAATTGACCGGTGACAGTTGCTGTCCCTGACAACGCTAACGTAGTTCCATTAAATGTTAAGTTTGCACTATCTTGTAATTCTCCGCTTGCACCTGCATAAACAACACGATTTGCGGTTAAGTCAGTTATACTAGCACTTGCTAGTGTTGTTTGACCAGTTACACCTAATGTTCCCGCAATTGCAGTATTACCAGAAGAACTTGTAATTACAAATTTGTTTAATAGCGCACCAAACCTAAAATCACCGTTTTCGTCTAATTGTAACCTATGACTTCCATTAGTATAAAAATCCAAGTCATTATTATTTGCACCAGGTGCTGTTTCTGCAATAATATATGTATTACCGTCTACATCCTTAACACCACCGAGACTTGTCCAGTTTGTGTTAATATATCCCTCGAATGATTGTAGTGTTGAGTTAAATCTTATTTCACCTGAATTAGGAGTGCCAGGACGCTCAAATGTAGTACCTGCAGGAATCCTAATACTTCCGTTATTGTTAATTACGATAGTTTCGTTACTAGAACTAATTCTATTTCGTTGGTGGTCAAAATTTAATGCCATTAGACTCTCACTTGTTTATAATATTTATTAGTTACGCTATTTGAACCCAAACGCCATTTAAGTATGCATTTATATGCTGCAATCCGTCCACTGCTGGATCCCATCCAGTTCCGTTACTAGCTGCAATCATACCGTTTACTGGACTTGATGGTGCAGCATTTAACAATGTTAATGACAATGTAGAAGAAATTGTCGCAGTTGTAACTGAAATATTAGCAGGCACTGCAGTTAAATAACCGCTTAAATCTGGCGGAGTATATGTAAACACACCTGTAGTATTATCATAAGAAATTGCACCATCGCCTGATGCTGTCCCTTCTGCTCCTACACTGAAACTTGTAAGTGTAGTTGCTCCAATGCCAGCAGGTGTTGGTGGAGTATATGTAAACACACCGCTAGTATTGTTGTATGCAATACTTCCATCGCCTGATGCTGTCCCTTCTGCTCCTACACTGAAACTTGTAAGTGTAGTTGCTCCAATGCCAGCAGGTGTTGGTGGTGTATATGTGAACACGCCTGTGGCGTTGTTATAAGCAATGCCGCCGTCGCCACTTGCACTAGCTTCTGCTCCTACACTCAATGAAGTTAATAGTGCAATAGTTCCGCTTGCGTCTGGTAATGTAATTGTGTTGTCTGCAGTGGGATTAGCGACAGTTAATGTTGTTTCGTTTGCATCTGCTGAAGAACCTTCAAATACTATGCTGCTACCATCAATAGTTAATCCAGCAAAAGTCGGACTACTATTACTTGCTATGCCAAACGCAGTACCTGTTGCGCTTATATTACCGGCTGCACTTAATGTAAAATCTAAATTTAGTGCGCCTTGTGTAGTAGTGGTAGTATCACTGACACTTACTGCAACCGTGCCATCAGCATCTGGTAATATAATATCCCTATCTGCTGTTACTGTAGTTGCTTGTAACTTTACTTCCCAATCGTCCGGTGTGGTACCTTCGAATATAAGTTTAGTTCCTTGACTAATCCATATATTTCCTTGTGGATATAGTGCAATATCCGAGTCACTCGAAATATCTAAATCATCATTTTTTTTGCCACTAATGCCGGTAGGGAATCTTGTTTCTGTCATTTCAGTTTCTCCTTGTTATACATATTTATTGAAAAATCCATAAAAAAACAGGGTCCGTAGACCCTGTTTTGTATTATAGTAGTAACAGACTATTAGCTGAAGCTTAGGTTTGCAGTTGTAACAGCAATCTTGCTTAGGTAGTCTGCAGCGTTACCAAGAGATGAAGCTTGGTTGCTTAGTTCTACATAACCGTAACGTGTCATGAAGCTAACTACTGGCTCGAATGTGCTTGGATCTAGAACAGTTCCTGAGCTCATTAGAGGAATGTATGGGCAATAGAATGCCGCTGCGTCAGTTTCGGTTGAACCCTTATAACCAACTAGGACGTCATCGTTTGCTGCGTACTGGTTTACATAAACCTTCATAGTGCCATTTAGAGTACCGACAAACTTGGTGTTAGTTGGTGCTTCGAATGGGCCTTCAGTTGTTCTTGCGAATGCTGAAGTAGTTGCTGACTGTAGTACAGTTAGAACAGTTGGGCTAACAACTACCCAGTTACCAGCACCACGACGTGTGCGGGCAGCGATAGTGTTTGCGTTCTTGTTGATTAGAACTGCTAGAGCAGCATGTTCGTCACCAACGAATGTTGCAGTACCGCTTACACCAGCTTGGTTGTAAGTATCAGCTGCAGTGCCTGCTAGTGAGCTTAGGCTTGCAATGATTTCCTGATCGATTTCAGCAGTGATTTCTTGTGCAAGTGCTTGCATAATTTCTGCTTCAACGTCTAGGCCGTGCATTGCGTTTGCATCTTGAGCAGCTTCAAAAGTCCAACGTGCTGATAGCTTACGTGTTTTAGCTTCAACAGTTTGCTTTAGAACTTGGATGCTTAGTTTCTTACCAGCAACACCTTCTAGTGCGCTTGTAGAATCTGCACGGTTAGTGCTTGCGTTACCTGAGTAACCGGTTGCAATTGCGAATGGGCTTAGTGCTTCATCACCTGCAGTTACACCGTCGAAAGTTTCAGCGTAACGAACACGTAGAGTGTGGATTTGGCCTACTGGGCCAGTCATTGGCTGAACACCAACGATCTCGTTGGCGATAACAGTTGGCATTACACGACGGATAACTGGAAGGATAACTTTGTTAAGTGTAGCAATGTTACCAGCTTGTGTTGCACCTGAGGATGCAGATTCTGCAAGGTATCTCTTGGTATTCTCAAGAGTTGTTTCCATTACTTTTTTCTTTGTTCCAGTAAGACCATCGGTAAGGGCTTCTTTGGTAGCTGACCAATTTTCAAATAGGTTGCTCATTTTTCGGTCTCCTTAGTTTAGTCCGGCTAGTTTGCGAAGGTTTACAATATTGGCATCGACTGCAGCTTCTGCTACACTTTGCTTATTACCTGTGACTTCTTTTGCAGATTCGCTCAGGACCTTCTTAGTTTCTACTTTTTTAGTATCTTCCTTCAATACTGATGGTAGATACTTGTTGAATGCGCCTTGTAGGTCCTTTGTTTGAACACTTTCAAGTAATGCACCCATTATTTCTCTATGCTGCTTTGAAAGCGGAGACATCATTTCATTCATAATGACTCTTCTTTCTGACTTGTCTTCTACAATACGAGCATTACGTGCTGATTCTTGTAGCTGGACTTCTTTTGCAGCGATAGTTTTGCTTGCTTCATTTAGTTTGCCGTTTAGTTCATTGATTTTCTTGTTTAGTTTTGCAGTTTCAGTGCCTTCGTTAAGCATACTGCTCATAAACTCAGCTGCGAATGTTTCGAATATTTTACGTCCAAAAGTATTTTCTTTTGCAACGTTGATATCTTCACGTAGTGTAGTAAGTTCTTTCTTGATAGTTGTTTCAAGAATAGCATTTACTTTCTTTGCAGCGTTTTCAACAAACTCACGCTTTGCAGACTCGATTACAGCCTTGCCTTCTTTTATCATTTTGACTTTAGCTTCAACTAGTGAGCGTTTGTCTTCATGAAACTCGTTTAGCTCTTTGGTAAGTTGCTCTAGAACAAAACCCTCTAATGTGGTCATATTTGCTTTTTGAGCGTTACGATCTTCGCGAAGTTCGGAAACTTCTTTGCGAAGTGCTTCCATTACAAACCCATCAAGAACCTTTGCGTGTTCCATCATATGCTTGCGGTAAGCAACACGATCTTCAGCTAGCTTAGTTTTGTCTGCTTTGAACTCATTGAGTTCAGAAGCAATAACATCACCTAGCATTGAATCCATAGCTTCTACAATTTGCGATTTGTCATTTTCATAACGTTGTGCAAATTCTTCTCTAAGTTCTGCTGTGATTTGTTCACGTGCTTCACTTAGTTGTGCTTGCCATGCCTCGTTTATTGAAGATCTTACCTCTTCGGAGAGCGTCTTTGAGCTTAATAGTTCATCTATTGCGTGAGCCATATTAATCTCTCCTATACTTTAAGTTGGTTATAAGTTTTGTTACCTCTTCTTGGAGATAACGTTGTGCTTTTGCATCATGCTTAACAGCACTAGCAACATCCATTAATACATTTCCCCGTCTATGATTCATAATTCTTTCATAGATTGGATCAGGATATGCATCCGGTGCGCTTGGATTAGCAACAATGTCAACAGTGATAATTTCAAAGTCATTAACTTTTCCATTGTCACCAACATTTCCACTGCCTCTACTTGACACGCCCAGTTTCACTCCACTTTCCAATAAGGTTTTACAAATATTTCCCATTGGAGTTGGTAGAATTTTTAGTTTACCGACACCATTAGCACCATCGATATCCATCTCGGTGATAATGTGACTTACACGATCAAGGTTGATGTTTAAATCATCTGGGTGATCAGCTTCCCCTAACACGCTATATCCTTTTTTGATTTTTTCATTAATAGCTTTTACTGCTCTATGAATTTCATCTTTTGGATAAATGCGGTTGTTTTGATTACGCACATCACCTTCGATAAAAATACCTTTCATATACAAGCTCTTACCATTAGCTTCTTCAATTGCTTCGGTAATGATATTCGCTTGATTAAATGTTAGGTGCTCGGTGAGTGGCTTAAACATATTACTTCATCTCTCTTTTTGGAGCAGGTGCTGCACTTAATTTTGCGCCAGCTTCTGGGCCTTTAACGCTCATTGCTTTTGCTGCTGGTGCTTTACCGCCTGCTTCTACTTTAGTGTCAGTTGGGTGTGGTTTTGCATCGGTTGTACCTTTGCCGCCTTTGCCTACTGGAGACTTTGCACTGTTGTCGCTACCGTCTGCCATGTTTGCTTTTACTGACTTAAGAGTGACTGATTCGCCGAATGCTTTCATGCTTTCGTCTTCTTCATCGTCGCCTTCTTCTGATTCTTCGCTTTCGTCGCCTTCTTCTGCATCACCCATTAGGTCTGCAAATGCTGCACGAAGTTCTGCGATAGCATCTTCAACATTAGCTAATGCTTCTTCTGCATCTGAATCATCGCCCATGTCTTCCATGCCTGAATCATCGGCACCCATGTCAAATGATAGTTCGTCCGATGCTTCTTCGTCATCGCCCATTTCTTCTGCATCGTAGATTTCTTCGTTATCGATTTCTTCTTCTGCAGTTTCGATGTCGCTTAGGAAATCGTCTTCCTCGTCGCTAACATCAATTGTTTCGTCTAAGTCTTCTTCTTGAATTTCTTCTTCGACTTCTTCATCACTTTCAGTAATTGCTGACCAGTGATTCTTTGCTTTTTCTACAAAGATTGTGTGTAGAAGATCTGATGCCTTCTCACGCTCGTCGTTAACAAGATATTCAAGGACTTTTACTAGTGAATCCTTGTGATTGCTCATTTGTTAATCTCCTTAAAAAATTTACAGGCTTACCAAGATGGTTTACAGTTTTATTTAGCAACCAAGACATATTACCTGCTCAAATGGTGGTAAAAACAGCACTTTTTGATTAACCTACCTAGTATAAGTAGTTTCCGTGCTGTTTTACATACTTGTTAGATATTATTCAGCTGCTGGCTTTGAATAGATATCTTTAATACTTTCAATTCTAGATGCATATTCAGTTGCGTGAACTTCACGTTGTTTACGTAATCTGTTTAAATGCTTAAGTGTTAATCGACTACGACGAGTATCGTCAATTTTACGATTACTAAATTCATTGTCTTCTGCATCATAATATTCAACTAAAAACTCATTACTACGCATTATTATAATCCTTCTTGACCTGCCGGTGGTGTTGGTGCATTTTCTTCACCGCTAATTGGACTACCTTCTTCTGCTGGTGTCTCATCTGGCGTCATGTCTCCTGCAGCCATGTCTGTATCAA